TCCAATCAACGCTTTCATACTTTAAAGTAATTGCATTTCCTGTTTTTTGTACATTGGAGTCTAAAAGATCAAAATTTTGAGAGAAATCTAAAGTTTCGTCAGATGTATTTGAAGCAGGAGCAATTTGACTCTTTAAAGTATTTTGACTTGAAATAGTAGTTAATTCTTGTGATTCGGTGTTAACTTGAATAGAAGAAACGTCTAGATTAATTAAAGAGTTATTTTTAAAATCATCAACAAAGAAACCTGTTTTAAATCTATTGTTTCCTTGTGCATCTTGGACCTGAAGAGTCTGTGTGTTTAACTCCAATAATGAAAGGGAAGTTACAACTTCAAGATTTTCAATTCTATCTTCAAGTTTTCCAATATCTCTCATAGTATATCTTCTATTATCAACCAATGATATTAATGCATCATTCGGATTGTACAGATATGCTGGAAGAGTTATTGTTCCCAAATCCATTAGTTGATCTGGATTTGCATTTATTGGTTCTTTTGGATTTCTTGCCGAAGTTCCTTTTTGAACAATAAAATTGCCAAAAGTATCTAAGAATATTTTGTCTATTCTTGGTAAGTAATAATCATATCCAATAAGAGAATCTTCTTTAGGTTTTAAAACTAACTTTGGTAGTGTTCCAAAAGTTCTTGATCCAAAGTCAAATGGTGACTTATCAGTGGCAACAAATTGAGACACTCTTGGTCTAAAGTCCAAAGTATCGGAAGCTCTTACTTTCTTGGTTCCTATTTCTGGAATATCTTCGGCATATCTATCCTTGTCATAACTAAGGACAGTATAAACGTCACCATTATCTGATGCTGGTATAGTATAATGATCAAATATAACTTTAAGACGTTTTGATGGAATAGATGTGTTTAGTTTTCTAACCAATCTTGAATAGTCATAATATTGATCTTTTTGACCTTTATCTAAGGTAAATTCATTCGTCAAATCTTTATATGCGCCAGGAGTTACTGTTTGTATGTTTGCGGAAGAATTACTCTCTGCAAATTTTACGGAATGTCCAGAAACAAATCTTTCCTGATTTAAATAAACAATATCAATAACATTAGAACTCTTAGATACTACTCTACCAATAGCATTGTTTATTGTGCTTAAAATATTTTCTCCAATAATAGCATTTGTTACAATGGAAGTATCTGCAAATTGTATCTTATCTAAAATTGGAGCACTAGTTCCGGTTGATTCATAAATTGCTAAAACTTTAACAACATCTGGATAATTTAAAGATATTTCCTCATCTTGAACTCTTAATCCATAATTTTTATTGTATGTCAACCCATCGTCTATTGAGTTATTTGAGTTTGATCCTGCAGTTCCAGATTGTAAATTCTTAGAATAAACAACATCAAGAGAAGTACTTCTTGTATATTCCTTTATCTTACTTTGAATACCATTCTTTGAAAGAGTGGAATTAACTACAACATTACTTCCATTTTGCAGTCCAGTAATAGTAACTGTATTGGTCGCACCATTGAGACTGAATGAATCTGATGTTACTGTGCCTATTCCACCACCGCTATAGTGAACTGAATATCTTTCTTCATCAAATCCTTTAAAGAAAGCACTTGATATTCCTGCAATATTATCTAAGTCAAATGTTAATGTGCCGGAAGCAATAGTTAAATTTGTTATTTGTTCCGAAACTGCTAATGATGATCCTGAAAGATTTACTGATTCGATATTGGAATCTGGAAGTTCTGCATAGAGGTATCCTTTATCTTGATTTCTCAGTGTTGGAACGCCAAGTTTAATTTGTGAGTAGGTTCCATCAACAACAGCACCATCAGATACTCCAGAAACGGTTGGTCCAATTCCAACAGAAAGTGATGTTGTATTATTCGCCGTAACTCTATTAAAAGTTTCATCACCAGAAGCAGTTTGATATCTAATAATATCACCAACTTTAATACTTGTGAATATTTTTCCGGGACTTACAAGTGTTCCACCACTAATAGTTCCTCCAACAACACCATTAGGGAGATTGATAGAATCTAAAAGAGAATCTGCGGTGAAATCTGGAAAATTGGAAACACCAGTTTGAGAAACTGACTTAATGTCCCTTGTTCCATATGAAATGACGGATGCTACTGTTGCGGAAGCATCAACACCATTAATAATTAATTGTTCTCCAACAGAAAATGTTCCAGAAGTTTGTCTTACACTTACAGTGCTTCCAGAACCAGAGGAAACTGCATATCCGCTCGCACCACTACTCTTACCTTTAATGTAAGATGAAGTTATTAATCCCAGAGGTGCTACTGGTGTATTTAAGGTGAGAGAAGTGTAAGTCTGAACATCATAAAGGTACAGATCCCAATTTGTAGATCCATCTTGATATGCAGAACTAGATAGGTTAAATGTATAAACTCTGGCATCACCAATCTTTGTTCCACCACCACCAACAAATTTATCATAAAGATCAATAGATTCCTTCTGCTTTGGTGCTCCACTTACATTATTGACTCTAAGAAGGTTCCCCATCTCAAAAGGAATGATCGCGGATGAAATAGATCCGGTATCTCTTGGTTTTTCTACATCTAAAATTGTCCCGACTGGTTTTTCTACATTATATCCACCAACATATGCCTCACCAGAAGACAATTTAACACACATCAAATCATCTGATGGTGTTCTTTGCTGATCCGTAAATTGATCGTCAAAAAACAATCCATCATTTCCAAGTTTATCATTTAAAGAATTGTGGACGGATATATTGAAGTTTTCTAATGCATAATGTCCAGATTCTTCATATGTTCTTTCCGCAAAATAATCTCCAAGTCTTGCAAGTTCTGTTTTAGTTGTAATCTTTTTGATCTTACCGTCAGATACTCTGAGCAATTCTACAAAATCAGTGTCATTGGTATCTGTTAATAATTTTTTAGTTAAAGTTAAATTTATTTGTAATCTATCTGCTCCAGGTGCGGAAAAATTTGAAAATCCTTTAGCATTATCATATAAAGAATTATCATCTTTTGCATTTACAGTCAGTTCTTGAATTTTTAGACCAACTCTATATGAAGGAGTATTTGTATAATTGTCTAAAATAATAGTTTGCTTGGAAACATTTGCAAAAAACCCTCTGATAAAGTATGTTCCTTCTCCAATAGATGCTGCAGAACCTATTGAAGTTGCATTTAAGTCAATAAGAGATGCGAATGGAGTTCCTGAATTAATTACAGTATTTCCATAAGTTACATTTTCACTAGCAAATAGAGATTCTCCATCCTCAAACTGTTCGAAAACAAAGTTATTATTTGAATCTACATATTTTACATAAATTGTCAAATCTTCAACTTGACCCCCATCTGGAAGAGATACAAATTGAACAGTTGCTGTAGACCCAGAAGATTGTCCTGTTATCTTTTTGCCAATAAAGTTATTGATGTATAAAGAAACGTCTACACCAAAATTCGTGGAGTTTAACTTTACGGCATAATACTGATTATCGTAGGTTATATTTCCAGGACTTACTACGGTTCCATCTTTAAAAATATAACTACCAAAAGACTCAACTTGATTTTGTAAAATAGATTGGAGGGTTGTTAATTCCCTCGCTTGGACTGGATATCCTGGCTTAAATAAGACCTTATAAAAATTTTTATTTGAGTCAAAATCGTCAAAATATGGATTAACGTTTAAGTCTGTTTTTTGTGCCATCTTTTTTTAGAATTCCAGAATGATTTTAATGTCTTCTTTTTGCCTAATGTTTCTTTGTACTTCAGGCTTGTTATCAATGTAAATAATATCCCCTGTCTTTTTATTTATCTCTGGACTTGCAAGACCAGATGTGAAAGTAACACCAAGATCAACCCCGTTAAAACTACTTCCACTGAATCCAGCAGAGACTGTTGCTGTTTGACCTGATGGTGATGAAAATGTGATGGTGCTAGTGGAATTGAAATTCGTAACAGTAGATCCAATAGAAACTCCTGTATAATCAATTTGATCTTTTTGGTTGTTAAAGTATAAAGATCTATCTCTATAGTATTTTAGAACCTTTGTTGATGAATCATATGAGGCAACATAACCCTTTGCAATGCCCACTCCCACTTGCTCTTGTGTGATTTTTTCACCAATCACTGGAGTTCCAGAATAAGAATCAGTTAATTTTATTGCATATAATGATGAATATGTTGATCCTGTATATGTTACAGAAGAGGATTGAGATTGTGGATTTTTAATTAATCCAACTTGTGCAAATTTTGTATCAATCGGAAAATCTTTTGTAGAATCATCAAATCTGGAATATACTAAAACTCTATCGGCACCCAACTCTGTATAAATGTCGTATCCATGACCTTTTGATGGTGGGATGATTGGTATTAACTTAGCACCATTACCAACTCCCAAATCCACTACTCCCCAGGTATAGTCACTTCCACCATCTACTACGTCTGCCTTTGTAATTTTACCTGCGTTAGTTGTTATTTGAACTGTAGCACCAGTACCATCACCCAGAATATTGTAAGTTCCATCACTATATCCACTAGTACCAGCAGACTCAATGTAAACTTTTTTTATTTGACCGGAAGTAGTAGCCCCATCTCTAACTCTAGATATTTCTGGATCTGTAGATGTTGACCAATTATTAGGAAGAACAATATACTCTGTTGAGTCAAATTTTACAATATCACTTGGAGATACTGTAAACAGATATTTCCAAGAATAATCATCACCACTAGCTTTGGAAGGTAATAGGTCAGTTGATGTTGGTTCAATTTTTGATCTACTACCCTTTACCAAAGATCCAGAAGATCCATTATCAATACAAATATAAACTCTAAAATCTTTATTAATCACATAATAGTTTGAATCATATAATCTTGCCGACTTTGAATTTGGAGATTCGTTTGTACTACTATAATCATGTCTGTACATATCATATTGTGTATTAGAAGTCCATTGTACTTTTCTTATGACTCTTCTAACGTTATCGCCAGTAATTCTTTTTCCAAATAGAGAAGTATCTCTATAATGTGTCATATATTGTAAATTATCTACTGGATTTGGTCCATTTCCAACATTTTGGGTGTCCCAAGTACTAGTTCTACCAAACCCAACAGATGGATCTTTGGCATTTGACAATCCTAGAAAAACATAGTATGAATTATTTGTATCCAAAACAGAGTCTACAAAATTACTCGCATTAAGTATTCTAAATTGATCTGTTACTACGGCAGACATATTAATAGTTTTTTAGATATTTATACAGTGTGTGTAATATTAGATTCTGTAAATTGAACCTGTTTGTCTCAATGTGGTGTCTCCACCCCTTCTCATAATAACTGGGTATGTTGACAATCCAGAAACCACCCTTCCAGTTACTCCAATAGATATTGGATTTAATCTTTCCAAATCGACAGTATTTGACAATCTCCCCCAAGAGAATTTTCCAACCTTTCCTGTAGTATCAATTCCAACTAAATTTGAATTGGAATCAACATAGCAAGTAACAATACCAGCAGGGGAAGAACCGGGAGTTACAGAAACCTGTTGAACATGATAAATGTTGTCTAGGTATGTAGAACCAATTGCTACAACATCAGAATCGCTGGATGAAAGAATGGATGTAACTCCACTTCCAACTTTTGTGTCTGTAATATAAATTGGATATCCTGTGCTTATATCCGACACATCATCCAATTCAAATTCAATTCCCAGAGGAGAGCTACCAGTAGAAGCAATCCCTATAACATCTCCAGAATTTCCTATAATATTTGTAAAATTACTAATAAGTTCAACATACTCTACAGGGTCTGTTGTTCCAATTCCAACAGAAACATTATCTACGACCAATGCATTAAAAGATGATAGGTCTGGATCTTCATATCTGAATAAATCAATACTATCAACAAATATCATATTTGCACTGGTATCAACATCAGATATAATATTTGCTGTGGGGAAAACAAGTGATTTTAAAGAATCTCTTTCTTTTGAAACATTTTCTCCATTTATTTTTTTATCGGATTTTTGTTTCGTCCACTTAACTGGTTTCCAATCTAACTCGTTTATCCCAACTCCGCTATATGGATTAGTTTCAACCACGTCTGAAGATGATATGTTAGTTACAACTCTACCCTGTTGATCAATACCAATTTCCCCAGCAAGAGATGTAAGAGTATCACCAACTTGAATTGTTGTATTTGTGTCTCCAGATCTTACATCATTT